GTTGCACGGTCCAGTATTCTCCTGCCCAAGGGTATAAAAGCCGGCATTCGGTATGCGGATTTACCGGCGCACTCGCCAAGGTGACGAGCAGATGGGTCGAATCGATCCGAACGCACGAAGTTGCCTTTATGATGCCTCCAGGCGCGGCGATGTTGCCGCCATCCATGACCGAGAAACCAACGCCCTGGCTAGCCAGAAGCGGTACGATCAGGTCATTGCCGCCATCATGCGTAATCGTAATCGTCAGATCCGTGCCAACGAGCGCTGCATCCGTAATCGACGGCCCAAGCCCGGACCCGAGCGACGCCGGAATCAGCGAAGCGGACAAGCCGTTTGCCGTCAATATCGCCCGCGACGCTGGCAGTGCCACGCGTTTGAACAGCGTCACATTATCGGTCGCACTCCTATGGCCGCCGTCGGTATTGCCGCCGCTCGCAACACCGGTAACGGCGCTCCACGTTTCATTTCGAGAAATCGTGTCATAGGTCTGCCGTACCGCCCAATGAAAATTCTGCGCCGGATCAGCATCCAGCTCCGCCCAAGCTTCGCGTAAAGTCGGTGGATAGGTAATATAATTCGGTAACAGTCCATAAGGCGGTCCAAAAAAAATCATTGGCAGTTCAGCGGCCGTCCTGCCCAGCATGGTCCTTACTTTCGCAAGCAGGTTCGCCAATGCAGCCTTATAAACCGCCTTATCCGCCGGGCCGTATTCGAGACTATCATTCTCTCCCCAATACGAAACCAACGCCTCGACCTGGCCGAGCTGGGTGTTGTTCAAACCAGCCACATAATCCGAATACCCGGTTCCGCAGGTGCCAAGGTTGGCCTCCGCCGCCGTCGCCGCGGAAAACGACGCACCGGCAGAATTCGCCAGAAATGCTTCATTGTACAAAGTGGGAGTGGCAATCTCCATCACGCCAATACCGGACACTTCCGTACCCGCCTGGCCGACATTCACCCAGGATGTCAGAACCGCGGGCGAACCCGTCGCCTGTAGGTAGAACGAAGTCGCTTGAGCCATCGCCAGAAACGCGCCGTCCTGAGTCTCCGCATAGCCGGCATTGCTCTGGCCAGGTCCGCTAAGCAAGGTGATATTGGCAAGCCCGCTTGCGCCGCCACCGCCGCCGCCGCCCGAACCGCTGCCACTTGAAACGTCGCTTTGCAGTACCACTCCAGGCGCTGCCAGAATCAATCGTCCAAGGCTCGTGAAATCGATCGCCGTCATAGTTTCGCGTACACTGTCAACGATCCCCCCGGTGGCGTGGCCGCCAATATGCGCGCCACTCCGCCTACAGCGAGCGTGCTGGCACCGGTATCCGTACTTAACCCTGACAGCCCAACGATGGATCCGGAAGCATTGATCACATCGCAGACAAAGCCCGGACCCATCGAACTCACAAGCGGCGAGATCGTCACGCCGCTGGCGGTAATCAGCAATACCCGCTGATTATGCGCGGAATTATCGAGCTGGATGGTTCCGGCGGCAGCGATTGTCACCTGTGGCAGCAAGTAGCCAGGTAAATGCCCTTGTATCCATGTCCAAATTGCCGAGAACGGCTGGGCGAAAAGCACTTTTCCGCTCTGCGCCACCAACGCGGTATCGATATCGGTTGCAGCCGCCGCAATCGTCAGTTCGTCTGGTGTTTCGCCTGCCGCGCTTCCGCCAAGCAACGACGCCGCCACGGAAATTGCAACCGGAACAGCTTCCACGGCATTTAGAAAAGCCGCCGCCACGGAGATGGCGGCAGAAACCGCTGAAGCTCCTGAGATCGGATCATAGGCCCAGACATACCAGGTCCCGGGCGCCACAATCTCCATTGCTCCCGCAAACACCCCGGCGGCTGTGGTTGCCGTTTCCCATGCACCGCTCGGCAACGTGATCGCTTGCGTATCAAGCTGCAGCTGCACGGCATCTCCCGCCGGGCTCACCGTACCGTTGACCGGAAACGCCACTCCCACCGACGCCACTATTGGCGCATTAATCGTAACGGCATTGGTCATTCAGTATGCTCCAAGCAGATCGCCGTTCGCATCGGTAAGGACATGACCAGCGCCATCGGTAAGAATTCCAGCAACCGGGGCGCCGTTACCGGCCCATTGTATCTCCGCCGCATCGGCGCCAAAGAGAACCAGCGGCGCCAGCGCGGCCGGCTGCAATTGGCTAATGCCAACATCGTATATTATCCGAAACGTAATCCAGCGCCGCCACATATCATCGCGCCGTACCGTGTCATCGTCGCGCTCATCCGAGCCGGTGATCTGCGCGGTGGTGCCATCCGGTAGCCCGATAAAACGCGTCAAGCTTCCATTCGGCCGCATTGCAGATTCGATGGCGTACACGGCACGCGTCAAAGCAGCCCGAACCAGCGGTCCATCCGCACCGGCGAACGGCACTGCGACAATGGCCACCTGCAGCTGCGTTTCGTTCTGACCAGTCAGCCAGAACGCCGATTGATCCGCCACCACATTTGCCGCACGGATCGAAGCAGCCGTCAGTACGGCGCCGTTTGCAACCGCGGCCGGAATAACTGCCGCGAATGCCGATGCAACCGTCGCCGGGTTGTCGGTCGAGGACATGCGATAGGCATAGCAAACACCCCCCGCTGTCACACCTGCAACCTGGCCGGCGCCGGCCGTTCCACCAAAAGTTACGCAACCCTCGGTAGCCGCCGCCAAAAATGTTGGCACGCTGGCACTTGTCCTCACCCAATATGGGCTGGTTCGTGTCACGTCGCGCGTCGCACCGGCGATCCGCATCACGCCAATATTAGAAATCCCAGCGGCAATATCCGCCTCAAGCCCGGCCGTAACCGGCTCCCCCACATAAAGCTTGGCCTGTATTGCGTAGTTCGGGGCCCCAATCGCCCCCGACCAAGGTGCTATGCACATCGCCACCGCGCCGGGCAGATAGGCCTGGCCAGGGAACAAAACCCCGGCAAGGGCACTGCAAACGCCTTGCTCAACGTCGTCTATGGTGGCCATGACTAAAACCGGTCTTCCGTTACGAACCGGATGCCCGGCCCCAAAGAAACGTTTCGCGTTGCACCAGGCTTGCAATCGGTATCGGCCGCTCCAATCCGCCGGCCGCATCGAAAATAGCAGCCTTGATTTGCCGCACTTCCGCCGCGTGCTTGTTGCTCGCGTTTGGATGCGTGCCGGCAGGCATGGCCGCCAGAACCGGATTGACAGCCACCCTAGACTCCCGATCCGCCGTAAAACCGGATGCCGCAATTCTCGCATTCGAAAAGCTTCGGCCGGCCTCATTGAATCGCGCGATCGCGCGATTTAGTTCCGCCAAACAGGAATCCACTTCGGTCGCCGCGGCAAACCTCTCATTCAAACGCTGCTCGACGGCGTTTTTCAAGTTTTCTGCCTGTTCAAACCAAACAGCAATCTCGGCCTCCTGCCTGCGCTTTTCCGCACCGCGTTGAATAGCGCTGGCAATATCGAATTCGGCCGCGGCAACCCTTGCCTCATCCTGCGCCTGCATCAGACTAACGGCATCCACGTCGGCGCCGCTCGCAGCACGCGCAATCAGATCGGCGTTTTTTGCCTTGGCCAAATTGGCCGCCCGAGCCTTCACCTGCGCCGCGCTTCTGTGCAGACTCTCATTCTCAATCGCGGCAGCCAGCGCAGCGCCCGCATCCGTTCCGGCGTTTGTCGTTGTCATCTCGATTTCCTTTATCATTATGCGCCGGCGCGGATCGCGGTAATCTGCCAGCCATTCGGCGAATAAATGGCACTTTCCACCGTATAGGTGATCGGCAAAGCATCAGCCGTCTGCAATTGATCGCCACGCAAGATCTGTCCCGGAATCGAGGTCGGAAGAAACACCGCAACGTTCGGCATCTCAACCGTACCCGGCAAATGCATCTCGCTGGGAGACTTCTTATCGGCAGGCTGCAGCCAAGCCGGCCAACCCGTCACAACCGGCGTTGCAACTCGCACCCCAGGCCGAAATCCAGGGCCCGGCGGCGGATCGCTCGTCGTCGACCAAGTTAGAACTTCATTGCACAAAACCAGCCTTACGGCGGCTGCCGAAGGAACAATTTCCGCCACGAACAGCGTATCACCCCCGACGATATAATCGCCGGCCAAAAAATATGTCGGATCAAACGCCCCGAACCGGTCACCCTTTCCCCACTGCCCGGCGGCCGCGAGGAAGTTTGTGGCAGGCGAAACAATGGCATTCACCGTACCCCGCAAATTACCGCTGGCGATAACCGGACCGCTTCCGGATGGCCGATACCATTGCATCGGAAAACCGGCCTTCGATCCCGAAATGCCAAGCCCGTAATTAACTTTTTCTGCAATAGTGGCGCCACTTACCATCACACCACCAGATTAACGCTGTTGTTACCGCCAGACAGGCCAGGTCCGGGCGGCAGACCAAGAAACTGACAGAGCCGCCGGCACCACCCATCATACAGCGAAGTCCGGTCCAAAACTTCATTCGGATTGTGCACCCAAACCGCCGCGGACGAGGTGTCGAGATTGCCACCGGCGCCCGGAATTGCGGCCTCAAGCGTGTAAAGCGCAGCCAGATACTGACGCAGGATCGACAGTTCAGCCGGCGCCAGGTTGGGCGTCACGCCATCCGCCTGTACGCCCAAACGGTATTCCAGCAACCCATAGGCCTGGAAAAACCGCCATCCCTGAAACCCGGAAGGCCCAGCCCCATAAGCCGGATAACCGCAGAAGCGCCGGATATTCGCCTTTTCGTCATCGGTCAGGGCGCTGGTAACGTATTCCTGGGAGGGATCGGCCTCGGTAACGCTGTTGCTCATGCGAGAGACCCCCCAATCACGACCACGGGCGCCTTGCGCTCCAAAAGCATGGCGATGACATATGGATTGTGAACAACCTGCCCAACTTCCCAATGCCACCTATCGCCATATTCATCGACAAACCCGAAGACCTTTTCAAGGCGCACGCCGGAAGGCAGTTCTTCCGGCAGCACAACCTGGTCCCCGGCATGCGCTTTTGACGCCCGCGCCATTACAGACTTTCGATCACAATCGCGCGCTTGAACGCTGAATTATTGGCGGTCGGAATCACCGACGGATTCGCCGTGGTGTCGGACGGCACACAGAACCCGCCGATCCACTTCCATGACTGCGCAATGATTTCCTGCAAACGGTCCATCGGCTCCCGGGTAATCATGGTGATGCCGGCAACCGTGGCTTTCTGGCCAATATTGCCAGGCGTATCCTCGGCATCCTGGCCAGCAAAATCGCCCTCGATCAAGGCGCCCTGCCCGCACACAATCGCGCGATAAACATTATTGCCGCTCACAACCTGCGGCAGAACCACGTTGTTTACTGGAACGAATCGAACACCCATCAATTCAAACACACTCCCCTGCCGGTATTCCTGCGACCCGTAAGCGCCGCGGAACAACAGCTGGAATGCCGGATCAGAGAACAGCCCTTGCAGCTGGCGGTTCGATAGATAACAGTTATAGGCGCCGTCGATATCCGGCACGTTGTTGTCGCGCATCGTGCTGGCGGCGGACAAAATCGTTGTTACCATTAACAAGGTATCGCCGCTGACCAAAGCACCCGTGGTTGCCCGGCCATTCGGACGCAGGATTGTCGGAGCGATCGCCGATACAACCGCATTCCCGGCGGTTGCGTCGGCGACGGTCACGTTCCCGGAAAAAGTCAACGTCCCGGAAATACCGCCCTGCTGCAGCGCTGCGCTAACATTGGTGGCATCGGGCGTCGAGCCTACCAGGGTGTAGGTATCAGACCCAACCGCCACCAGAACCGAGTTGCTACCGCTAACACTAACAACCTGGCCCTCGTTGTTGAGGGTTGTCTGGAAGCCGCGGATATCGTCGACACGCACCGTAGTTCCGGCGCTCCCAAGCGTGACCCTCACGGCAGTGTTGCCGCCCATATAGGTATTCCGCAACGCGTTCAGCGCCAGCGTGTCCAAGGTACGAAAGGCCTGTTCCCCAAGCCGCGATGCATTCAATAAAAATTGCCCAGCCAATCCAACGCGCTCGGTAACCGTGTTCAGATCGATGGTGTTCGCATACTCGTTGATGGACAGGGTAAACTGCTCAACGCCCCAGGTCTGAGACGTCAGACCGTTATCGAAATTCGTGTTATTCGCCGGCACCAACGGCGTGGTGCTCACCTGCAACAAACCGGCACGGGTTTTGGTGATCGTTTCACCGATGGTGTTAGGGAAATCCATCCGGTCAGCAACAGCGCGGAAGCCAAGCTTTGCTTCAAGCGATGTCTGAAACTCGCGCTCCAGAAAATTCTGCTGAATAATGCTCTGCAAAGCAATCGGAAAGTTATTAATCGCCATGGTGATTCCTCAGGTTCGCCCGTGCGGGCAAGGGTGAAACGGGCGACCGGCCCGCACGGCTAGATAGGGACTTGGAGCACTTCTTTTTGTAAACAAAATGAAGCAGAAAACCTATGAGTTCAGGTCAAGGATGTTCGCAGTACCAACCCATCGTAACGCGTTCAGTTAGCGTTTGATGATGGCGGCCTTGGCCGCCGCGTATTCTTCTTTCGTCATCGCGAGAACGCTCTTCTTCATCGGATCGGCGGTAGCAGGCGAAGCTGCGGCCGCGGATGTGCTGGTCTTCGAGAATAAATGCGGCTTTGCTGCCTTTAGCCCGGCCACCAATTCGGCCGCATTCGTCTCCCCGGCATCATTCACCGTCACGTCGCCGAGTTTGACGAATTGTAGCGCCTCAGTCGCATCAACCGCCCCCGCAGCCCTCGCAGCCGCAAGAAGATTAGCACGTTTGACTTTTTTCACGGCTGCCTCCGTTACATCCCTCGTTGCCTGTTCGGCAGCTTCGAGTCGGGTTTTCAACGCGTCCATCTCAGCCAATGTTTTCTCGCCGGCCCTAAGAATGCCGCCAAGAATCATCTTCACATCGGCATCCGCTCTACCGGAAACCTTTTGCTCAAGTTCCAGTATCTTGCCGCTGAGTGTGGCATCGGAAGCACCTGCAATGCCAGGTTTTGTTATTTCCTCGGTCATCTAAATTCCTTGATCATATTCCGTTATTTCAGTCACAGATCCGTCTCGGCAGCAGTAACATTTGCCTGCTGACGTTTTAGTCTCGCATCAATATCGGCTTGATCTCTGGCGATTTTACCAATCTCCTCGCTCAAATCCTCAATGTCATTATCCGCGGCAATTTTGCCGATAACCGTCTCCTGCGACAGCAGACCGCCATCCCGAAGGGTCCGATAGGCCTGCGCCTCTTGAAGTTTCTCGGCATAGTTTGGCGGCGAGAACCGCGCCCATTTCAGCGAAAGACCGTCTGCCTGCAGCCTGCCCACCGGCTCGCCACAGACCGTGATCCCTACTTTGTTCGATGCCAAACAAATCATTCGGATCAACGGCAGCAAACCATTCTGGCCGTATGTGATCCGCAAACGATCCGCGAGCCACAGCAAGCCCTGGTTCATTAATTCCAGGGCCCGGCCGGACTGCGCGCCATTCAGCTTGTCAACGTTGGTCCGATTGCCATGGATCGACTCAAGCGCGACCTCACGCAGCACGTGAACATATTCAACCACCGCCGCCGCCGCGGTGCCGTTAATCTCCAAAAGCTTCGCGTCGCCTTTTTCTGAAACAACCAACGCGTTGCCGGCGCTGCGAACAATACTCCCCTCACCCGCAATCGCCGGCTCTTTAATCAGCAATGTCGGATCGGAGGCATATTTAAGCCCCCTTCCCGCCTGTGAGAGCTGGTAATCCATTTCTATAACCGTGCTGATGGCCGCCTCGAAGGTACAGGGACCGTCCAACTTGTCGTGACTGGGTAGATTTTTTATCCACACCATCGGTACAAAGCCGAGGCCATGAACGACGGTGCGCGTTGGGTCCGGCTGCGGCGCGTTGCCATTCGCATACTCAATGATCGAAATCGGGAAATACCAGGTCTCGGCATCGGCATCCCATACCCGTTGAAACCAATATTCACCATCCTGAACAACATACCCAGCCGCTCGTAGCTGCGCCGCCGTCACCTTTCTCAGCTCGATGACCTTATCCAGCGAGTCCGGGGCAGCCAGCGACCAACTGGGCGTGAGATAGGTCGTATCAAGCATCTCAAAAAATGCTCGGTTTGAGAGAATACGCATCAAAACCGCAACCGAACCGACGCTCCCATGAATTGCCGCGGCGTTCATCACCTCGCCAAGCCGGGTTTCAACAATCAATTTCTTGATGACGGTGCGCAACTCCTGTGTCGCTGCCTCGACCATGGGAAAGCGCCCCTCGCCGAACAGCAGCGAAACCGCATCCTCAACAACAACACGGCAAATGCCCGTACGAACCGACGGCCGCCGCTTTGAGAGGGGTATATACTCGCCATTGCCATTGCGCTCCTCGGAAAAAGCATATGGAATATGGTCGTATAGTTTGCCGTCCCTAACCTTGGTCAGGAATCGAAGTTGCGCGACGCGCGCGGGATAGTCCGGGTCAGCCAGACCCATTCCCTCGCATAAAGTCTGTGAGTCCAATTCACTACCTCGCCAAATGGTCGAATTTAAAAACCCGGGCAGGTCTCACTACCTCGGCGAGCTCGGCAACCCCACGGCAAAGCGCGTCTACCTGATCGTCATAGGTACCCTTGGGAAACGCAGCCAATTCATCAAGCAAGGCAGCGTTCCATCGAACGTTTCGTACCATCGATATATTGCCGACATTAGCCTGGGCCGCCGCAACCATCGCGCGGGAGACCTTATCGCCACTCTCGACCGAGGACTTCACATTAAACCCAATGAGCTCGCGCGTCAGAAACGCAACCTGTGCCTTGCCAGCCTGGCCAGGATCCTGCGGCAGAGAAATCACTGTCCCAACACCGTCCCGCTGCGCCGTCGCCTTGATCACTCGAACAACCTCGTCAGGTCCACCGCGCAGCCGCACGACATCGCCGATGATAAGCTGCTTGTGCGGCCCAATCCCCAGCTTCAAACCCGCCGTAAAGTCGCCCTTGCCATCGCTGGCCGCCAAGTCCCAGGCTCGCACCCAATCGAAACCTGCCGGCTCCGCTTCCTCAATCCCAATATTCTCAATCCTGAACATGTTGCCGCCAGGCGTAATGGGATTGCCCTGGTACAAAGCCTCCCACACCGCCATCTGGCCCGATGCCTCGTGCTCCGCCTTGATAGCCCGCAATTCATCCGCGTAAGCATAGTTGGGATCCCCGTCCCAAAGCATCTCGCCTGGCTTGCGTCCCAAAATGTCGTTTTCACCCGCTTCCGCCTTGATATGCAAAACGCTCCACTCGCCCGGCCTGGCGACTTTCAGAAGTCTGCCAGCAAGGTCATCTTCATGCCACCGCGTCATCATCAAGACGATGCGGCCACCAGGACGCAAACGCGTACGAAAATCGGTCCAGAACCAGCGCCATAACTTTTCGCGCTGATCGCGTTTTTCTACATCCTCGGAGCTTCCAACCAGGTCGTCCGCAAAAGCGAAGTCCATCCGCTGGCCGGCGATCTTCCTGCCCGCACCAACCGCCCGATAGTTGCCCCCGGCACTCGTGCCCCAGGCTCGAGCGGCTTCGCGGGCGAACGCACCGCCTATCTCATAACCTAATTCAACCTGGTTCTCACGAACAAACTGCATCGCCGACAATGACAATTCATCGGCCCGATCCTGAGTATGCGAAGCGCCGACCAGCAAGCCACGAGGCATTTTCGCAAAAAAATATCCTGGAAATAATAGCGTGCCATAAGTGGTCTTCGCCGATCCGGGCGGCATAATCACCAGCAATCGAGGCGGCGCCGCCCCCGTCAGAACACCATCTATCGCATTAATGATGAGATCATGATGGACGGCCGGCAGCAACCTTCGCTTGCCCATCGCCATGCGGCAATAAGCAGCGTATGAAGAAACTGATTGCCGACGTTCGAGTAATAGCCGCGCCGCCTCTTCGCGGGAAATTACCACGCTAACCTCATCTTATTCAACTGGGCGCGAGCAACCGGTTTTCTCTGAAGAACGACAATTTCCTGCTACCGGCGCGCGGCGCCCTAAACCGAGTTTGCGTCCTCGTCCCGCTCCGAAAAATAGCGCTCGATATCCATCCGAAGGCCGGGCTTGTTGCCGGCAAGTTCAACAACGCCAAATTCATTTTTTATAAGGTCGGATTGCGGATCGAACTTCCACTTATGTAGAATCTCCCAACGCTCGACATAACGGCGCTTCTGCTTCGACCCGTGAAAACTATGCTCTATGGTGCCAGGCACCGCACCCAAATTCTTGCCAAGCCGCAATGCGCGATTCTGCCAATTAACCAACGGCGCGCTATACCCCGGCTCAAGATTGCCCGGAATGGAATCGGCAACTCTGCCTATCAGTGCCATTGCCATGTGGTGGTCCGCCGCCCCGAGTATAGCACTCTCCGGTAGCAGTCCAACCGCTGCAAGCGCGCTCCGGCGCCACGCCCAGGCATACCCTGGATGGCCGAAACGGTAGGCGCTACCCGTGGCATTCGGACCTTGCATGATCGGCTGCTGGTCCTGCCAAATCTTGCCAAATGAGCGATGCAATTCCAAATGCTGACCATGTGGCCCGAGATCGTAACAATCTACCCAGGTCTGTACAACTTCAAAACGCTGCAGCGCGTGCACCGTGTCTTTCGCCCAGTCGAGATTTCGAAATCGAACATCGGCGTCGAGAATCCCAATATACTGGGCATCAGGGTAGCGTCGCGCAACATCCTGTATCCCGATATTCAGCAGGCATTCTTTGTTGAACGTAAATGTCGAATGCCTGACACCGACAAAATCAATCGACGGATTTCCGCCAAGTTCAAACGGCCGCTCGCCAAGCGCGCACTCCACAACCGTGAGATGCACACCGCTCTCCATCATGTGCCGTTCGAAATCCCGATACAGCGCAATTCGGCTTTTCCAGCGCAGAGGATTCGATACGCAAGTCACCACGTGCAGCAAACTGGGATTCATGAATTACCCTAAAATCTTAATTGTTAAGAATACGGCCGCACGCTTCACAGCCCGCCGGGAAGAACGCCTCCACGGGCAATAATCTGCAACTCGGCAGTGGTGAGCTCGCGTGCATCCGTGTCCGAGGCAACGTTCTTGACGGTCAGTCGCTTCGCATAATCATCGGGATTGTAGGTGCTGGATCGCCACTTACAGTGATCCATCAACAACTTGGCCCTAACCATCTCCACCTTGTCACTCGGTGCATGCAGTCCAATAGCAAATGCGACCCGATCCCACATTTCAGCCTGGCTTTTGCGGGCCAGTTTCGCCCGTGATGAACGCCGGTTATCCGAGTCAATCCACAACGACAATTCGGCTCGATCAACGCCCCACATCACAGCTACCTCCGAAGGTAGCCAGCCAAACTCAAGCAGTTGAATGAAATCATCCGTGGTTTTGGTACTTAGCGGTGATGGATGCGGATCAATCTGCGGACCCTCCAGCAACACCGCCAGATGCGGCGCGTATTGCCCGAGTTTTTTCAGTAGCTCCGAATGATCCGCCGAAGACTTATAAATGGACGCATTAGGCTCATCCAAAATCACATTCCCTTTTCACATTCGCGCGCCTTTGCCAAAAAATTACAGTGCCGCACGCATGGTCGAACACTATTGACCACAAGGTCCGGCGCCAACGGCGTGAACTGGATTCAATTATAAAAAGTGCGTTTCGAAAGCTCAGGGGTCGATGTATCGGTCGGTCGAACCAACGCACGAAGCGACATCATGGGAAAATATATAAACAATTTTGGGGAGGTGGGCAATGGAAATTTTATTTCTGCAGGATTATTTTTATGCTTTGACTAACTGCTTGTTATTATTTCTTTATCCAGAGAAATTGATCGGCGATCATTAACAAACGAACGGGTCTTAGCTTTCTAGCCAGTGCAGCTGAACATGATCCGGGACAATATTGCATCCCGAAGGTGACCTGATCTCAACGCCTTGCAATGCCGCGGCGATTAAACCAATCGCCTGGCCATGCCAAATCTTGACGGTCTTGTGATCCGCACCCAGAATTTCGCCGCATCGCCGCCAGGAAATAATATTTTTCTCCTGATAGGGATGGAATTGCGATCGCATCGAGACAACCCGCCGCTTTACCTGGTTGGGGATCAACCATATCCAAGATAAAGCTTCATCCATCAACGACACATCGCGTGCCGATGGCACCGGATATGCCAACCGCGTCCGCTCCGGCTCCATTTCAGCGCCTATGTTTTGCACAATCTCAATCCGCCCGCGCGCCAGCAACGTCGACGGCGACCTTACCCGCAAGCAGCGCAACGTCGCCCCGGCATGTTCAATACGTCTTACTGCGTAGCCGGCCGTCATATTCTGTATCATTATGTTCGATCCCTTATGATAATCGTTCAATATTCAAGTCTCAACCTAACAACTGAACATATCCTGCCGCCTTTCCCGCGCGCCCAATCCAATCCTCACGACCAAATCTTGGGCCTCATACCAACGCTCATGGCCAATGATCCATCCGCCCACCCCGTCATGGCCGTGCCTGACACGGCGGGGCCGCCCACGGCCATCCACGCCTTGCTCTTGAAAGCCATGAGTCACCGCCCAGGCTACTTGGCCTTGATCGGCTTCAACATGATGCCGGAGAAAATGTGATTAGAATTACTTTGACACAGGCCAAATAATAACGCAATAAATGGCGACATAGCGTTAGTTTAAATAACTTTTGTAAGTCGTCTACCTCAATAGACTTTGGAAAGGGACCCATCGATGACCTGGATCTGCAAATTTTGTCGTTGCAAAAACCTCATCCATTTAATGTCCTGCGCGCGGTGCGGCGAAACTCACGGCTCAATTTATGCATCATTTTCTGAAACGAACTCAGCAGGACGTAAACGTATAGCGGCTTAAGACCCGTATCGGCTTCACGCCTTATACCAGACCTCATGGCCAATGACCGAGCCGCCGTCCCGTCATGGCCGTGCTTGACACGGCGGGGCCGCCCACGGCTATCCGCGCCTCACTTTTTAAGAGCCTTCGCAGCCATGAGTCACAGCCAATTTTACTTGGTATTAATCATTGAATTTCAAACGATATCAACAAACACTTGATCCTAAAGCTATGTCGTCGCCTTCCCGCTGAAGACTGGCGGCCGTTTTTCGTGAAACGCCTTTATGCCCTCGACAAAATCCGGGGTGTTCCCCAACCGGCGTTGTATATCCCGTTCCATATCTAGCTGCCGCTCCAATGTATTGCTGCCAGAGGCGTTGAAAGCTTCTTTCATGGCAGCTAGGGCCTGCGCCGGTTGGGCGGCGAGGTTGGTTGCAATGGTCAGCGCCTCCGTCATCAGCATCTCGGCATCGAAGATTTTCCATATCAGCCCGTAGGCTTGCGCAGCTTCAGCGGTAATGGTCTCGCCCAGCATTGCCAGCGCCCGCGCCCGGCCGGCGCCGGCTATCCGGGGCAGAAAATAGGTCCCCCCGGCATCCGGGCTCAGCCCGATGCGAATGAATGACTGCGCAAAGCTGGCATCCCTTCCCGCAACCACAATATCCGCCGCCAGTGCCAGGTTCATGCCGGCCCCAGCCGCCACCCCATTCACGGCACACACGATTGGCTTTGGCAGGCTGCGCATGCGCCTTATCAAAGGGTTATAATAGGCGTCGATCATATCGCCCAAATCCAACGCCCCCTCAACCTGCATCGCCAGATCAGCCCCTGCGGAGAACCCCCGCCCAGCACCAGTCAAGAGCACAGCACGAACCATATCGTCACGTTCAATATCCTCGAAAGCGGAGTTCAGCGCCGTCAACAATTCGAAAGATAGGGCGTTCAACCGCTCCGGCCGGTTAAGAACTAGGGTCCGCACAGCCCCCTCGGACGCCGTCACCAGCAGCTTTTCCATGGATTTTCCCCTTTGTTCCAAGGACCTGAATTGCCAGACCCCACCCGCCAGAGCAAGGCAGGGTTATTGCAATTCTCCTTGCCTCCCCGTTACTTTCGCACTACCCCGTCCGCTCATTCATCTACAATCTTTGGGAGCATTGCCGTCATGTCGTTCAGGGTCGCGGTCGTGGGAGCCACCGGTGCGGTCGGGAGGGAGATCCTCAAAACCCTCTCGGAGCGCCGCTTTCCCATCTCCGAGGTTGCCGCCCTCGCCTCCGGGCGCTCCGCCGGTACCCAGGTATCCTTCGGCGGAGACCGCATCCTCACCGTCAAAAGCCTGGAAAAGTTCGATTTCTCAGGTTGGGACATCGCTCTGTTCTCGCCAGGCGCGTCCGTCTCGGCCATCCACGCCCCGCGCGCCGCCGCCGCCGGCTGCGTGGTCATCGACAATACCAGCCAATTCCGCATGGACCCCGATATCCCCCTGGTCGTGCCGGAAGTGAATCCCGAGGCAATCAGTAAATTCTCCAAGCGCAATATCATCGCCAATCCCAACTGCTCCACCATCCAGATGGTCGTGGCGCTGAAGCCCTTGCACGATAAATTCAAGGTCAAACGGGTGGTCGTTGCCACCTACCAGTCCGTCTCCGGCGCCGGCAAGGAGGGCATGGACGAGTTGCTTGCCAACACCAAAGTCCATTACGTGCACGACAAAAACCCGCCACAGGTCTTCCAGAAAGACATCGCCTTCAACGTCATCCCGCAAATCGACATGTTCATGGATGACGGCGCCACCAAGGAAGAGTGGAAAATGGCGGTCGAGACCAAAAAAATTCTTGACCCCGCAATCAACGTCATCGCCACCTGCGTCCGGGTGCCGGTCTTCATCGGCCATGCCGAAGCCGTGCATGTCGAATTCGAACACCCGGTCACCGTCAACGAGGCCCGTGCCGCCCTGCGCAACGCCCCGGGTGTCATCCTGCACGACCATCGCGAGGATGGCGGCTATATCACCCCGGCGGAAGCCCAAGGCGAGGATGCGGTCTATGTCAGCCGGGTTCGCATCGACCACACAGTCCCGAACGGGCTTGCTTTCT